CCTATTTTTTGCCCCGGTGGGAATTTCTGGGGAATGTTTATACAGGCCGGGGCTGATAGGTTAAGAAAGGGGTATGAGATGTATCATACTTATGAACGATACAATGAAAACGATCAGGTCGTTCACTGCCCAATGCACGACCTTGACAAAAAGATTACCGGACATTTTGTAATCGGTGTTCGTGAATGGTTTGATGAGAATCCTGAGGAGAGGATACGTCTGGGGTGGATTAAGCATATTCATTACACCCTGGCTGAGGTAAAGGAAAAGTGGCCATATGACCCTCAGACTCAGATTCTTAGTCCACTCATCAATTGGATTGACGACTATACAATTGAGGACGACTATCTTGTTATCAACAAGAGTGAAGAAATGAATTGGTTCACGATGATGGCTCAGTCAATGGGTCTCAGTATCACATACGGCTATGTCGACCACGACGGACATGGAGGAATCATCTATGGTGCGTGATCTTAATACCATGATTATTATCCAGCGCGAAAAAGAAAAAGACATAAAGGAGAAAGGTTTGCCTCCTCTTGACCCAGCTGGTGTCACTTTGGCGGAGCATTGCCGCTTCTCTTTTGATATTGTTGCTACGCCGGTCGATCCAAAGCGATGAGCATGGAGGTGTTCTATGTTTGATGTAACGCCAATTACTTCGCCTCGTCGAAACGACTGTGGCGCAACTTGTCTTAAGATGCTTCTCGCCTACTACAAAATCGAAGTAGACCTTGAGACGCTTATTAAAGAGTGCCGTGTCACGCGAAAAGGCTGCACTCTAGCCGACATAAACCGTGCAGGACGAGCGCATGGTTTGGATATGGTATCGTATGAGGACGGTGACTCGGGGAACAGTGTCGCTTGGGATGGCGCAACTAAGCAGGATCGACCCTGTATTGTTTGGTGGCGAAAGAACCATTTTGTCGTGTGCTGCGGATTAGACGATGACGGCAAGGTTGTTATTTGTGACCCGGACGTAGGTCGATACCGCATAACACAGGGCACATTCGATTCGTACAACTCAAACGTGTTTGCTTTTAACGGCGTTCCTGACAATCTGAAAAACGTAACGGAACCCAAAGAAGAGAACAGCAACGAAGAACCGCCGGTTGACGGCCAGCCTAGCTAAAGAAAGAGGTGAACTCTGTGCCATTACCTAACAGACCTCGGTCGAGGGTCGAACAGTATCTCGACTATATCATTAAGAACGGGATCGGGCTCAGGTTAGCAAACGATGGCTTGGGCGGTCGGGTTGAAGCCGGCGACGGATCATTACTCGCTAATAATGGGCATGTTTTTGACGCAATCGGCATCCCTCCGTTCGTATGCGATTCCGCCGAATATCCTCTGTATGAGGCTACAGGGACTATACTTGACATCGCAGACTACGCTTCATACGGAATTACAAAGGCCGGATGGTACGTTTTTGCAACAGTCGTCTCACCGGACGCTGCTCTTGTGACATCCGCTACGACAGTTACAGGTGCCGACGGATACATCGCTACCGTTGGAGAAACCTATGTAAATCTGGCAATACGTTTCGACGTCTCTGCCATGTCAAAGACCGTTACCATAAATTGGGGTGAGGACAATACCGAGACGTTTGTTTTCAGGGCACTTGACCTGGCCATCTACGGATTAGACTATCGGTCGACCTTTTACGTGTACAACATCGAGCCGTTCATGACGTGGGAATACGCACCGGTCTCGACTGCGACCTTTGCCGGAACAACCTATTACACAGAGAGCGATGACGTTTTTACTAAGGCAGCAGTCGTCGCAAACACGCCGGTTCCCGAGAATACTTACTACATAAAGAGTGGCGATACATACACTTTGGCTACAGATAAGACTTTTGTAGGCACTGCGTACTATGAGAAGCATGGCGACGAGTACGTCGAAGCCGCCGTGATTGCCGGCGACCCGGTTCCAGAGAATACTTATTACGTTCATTCACGAGTCATATTCGAAGGTATGGCACGAAATGTTACTTATAAGTGCGACACAATCATTGACTGTCCTTCCCGGTTCGTACTTCCAGAGATAGAGGACGAGACACATGGTTGCTGGTTTGAAATTCGCCTGCAACATGCTGGCTCGTACAGTTCTACGCTCGTGCCGGTAGCCAGTGATGTAAAAGTCGCGACCGAACACACGCAAGCAGAGACCAAGGGTTTCAACACGATTGATCTGCATTACATGTCGCTCGGTGGTACAAAGCTGTGGAGGTTCACAAACGAACACTCCACTGTTCCGGCGTAACCGTAAGACTTAATGAAACGCACCATACTGCTCCTGAGACATCATGGGCGGCATGGTGCGTTGCTGCTTTTGTCAGAAGCTTTTACAGGGTCATAATCCATCAGCCCCGCAGATGTGTCCGCTTTGGTCCCGGCATGGACCTGAACTTGAACGTTTTCTCCCTTCATAGGGTCTGTGCCGCCCGCTGGTATTCCTCCTATTATGTCCAACAGGTGTCTTTTTGGGTGTGCGCTTATGAGAACTAAATCGCGATGGATTGTGACTCTGTAAAAGCTTCTGAAAACTATGGTAAAACAGCAGGGCATTTATGACAAACTGGAGGTGACCTACCAAAGTGCCTAGAAGAAAACCGCAAGAGGTGTCACAAACTGTGTCAAAAATGCCTCCTGCTTTCAATAGAGAAGAACGAGAGAATCAGCTGATAGCTCTTGCATACAACCTCGCTGAGCAACGCCTTCTTGACGGTACTGCTTCGGCGCAAGAAGTGGCATATCTGCTTAAAGCTGGCTCGACGAGAGACCGCCTTGAACGTCGACTGATGGAAAAACAGGATGAGCTGATGGCTGCTAAGGCTGCCGCGATTCAGTCTCAGAAAACGATGGAAGAAGCATACACCAAAGCTCTGGCTGCAATGCGTAGATATCAGGGCTCATACGGAGACGACGATGAAGACTTACAGTGAGCTGATATCGCTGCCGACGTTTGAGGAGCGGTACCGATACCTGAAGCTCTCGGGCCAGGTTGGTGACCCAACGTTTGGCGGACATCGTTATATCAACCAGGTGCTCTACCACTCAGACGAATGGCGGCGAATACGGACGAAGATTATCGCCCGTGACAACGCTAACGACCTTGGTATCGACGACAGAACCATTTACGGGGTAATTCTGATCCATCACATAAACCCAATAACACTGGAAGACATTCGCTTACAACGAAAATGTCTGTTTGATCCGGAAAATTTAATATGTGTGTCAAAGGGGACTCATAACGCTATTCACTATGGCGACGAGTCCCTTTTACTTATCGTGCCTCCTGTGCGAGCACCTAACGACACATGTCCATGGAGGCAATGACATATGAATGACAATTACGACAGCATTCTGACCTCTGTGAAGAAGCTGCTTGGTTTGCCAGAAGAATACACTGCATTTGACCCCGACATAATCATGCACATTAACACGGTGTTCTTCATCCTCAACCAAATCGGGATTGGGCCTAAAGAAACGTTTGCTATTTACGACAGCTCGACCACGTGGGACGAGTTTACATCCGCGAACAAGACCCAGATCGAGTCGATTAAGACATACGTTGCAGGACGGGTCAGGCTCATCTTTGACCCTCCGACGACGCCTGCGCTTAAAGAGGCTCAGGAGAAAATCGTCGACGAACTGGAATGGCGACTTCGGATGGAAGCCGAGTTTATGAACGATGACGAGTGAGGTGAGGCGTATGACTTTAGACCGCGACCTCATCGCACTAAACAACGTCATCTGCCATCACGGCGTTAAAGGCCAGGAATGGTACAAGAACAAAGCCGACCGTTTTCAAGCGCACGCGAAGTACGCTAGGGGTCGACATGGTGCTTACGCTCACGGTAGACAAAGCAAAAGCGATATACCATCTTCTGACAGCACTAGCAATAAGACGAAACGAGATGTTGTTCTTTCGTTTAAAGGCTCTCACAAATACGATTGGGGCTTTGCAAACAAGAAAGAGTTGGATAAAGCGTGGCGTGACCTTATGGACGGTAAAGCCGGTGCTAGAAAAATCGCTCCTGAGTTTTTTGAACAGACTTTATCTGGAAAGGTTAGAGCTCTTAGCCGCGCGGCAAGTGCGACCATACGGTCCGCCATTGACCGATGCCGTGCTTTAAAGTCGCCAGTAGATAAAGAAACCGGTTTTCGTGTAAAGCGCGAGCAAACATCTATGGCCGAGGATTCAAAAGCTGTAAATCCTGCTTTCGAGAATTTACGTGTCGGAACAAAGAACAATTGTATGCTATGCAGTGCTGCATACGAAATGCGCCGAAGAGGATATGACGTTCGGGCGCAAGGGATGGGTGAGAGCGGCGCGAGTGACGAACTGGTCAACGAGTTCTTCCCTGGTGCTAAAACGGAGTCTGCCGCTTTTAGGAAAGGCGCAAGCACAGCCGCCATAAGAAAAGAATTTGAAAAGACAGTGCTCGAACAGGGCGAAGGCGCTCGTGGGCAGTTTACGGTGATGTGGCACAACTGGGACGCCTCGCATTCGGTGAGCTATGAAGTTAAGAACGGCAAAGCATATCTCGTTGATGCACAGGAGGGTTTCGCCGTGCCAATAACGGACAAAAACGCAAACTACGCGTTTGAAAATGTTTCCCAGTTCTGGCTCCGCCGTCTCGACAACGTCCCGTTCGACCCGAAGCTGATTAAGGAGGCCGTGAAGTGACATGCTGACATTAAAAGAATCAATTGCCGCATTCAAGAAATTCTACCCAGACCTCAAGATTACTGACTGCGCCGAGTACAAAAAAGACCAGTACCTCTTTGCAGGCAGTGACAAGTTTACGTATAGGGTAGACCGCAATACTGGAAACGCTTATCCATTTTCACCGATGGAAGACCTGGCTGGATTCCAGGAAGCGATACAGCGGCATAAGGTGAAATTGAAATGAGTGAGCAGCCGTCATTAGCACTACGTCATGATTTGCTGGCAGTCAATCGGACGCTTTGTCATTACGGCGTTCCTGACCAAAAGTGGGGTAAGCACAATCCAAAACGGCGATGGCAAGCACATGCCGTTTACGCCAAGGGAAGACCTGATCCGAACGCGAAGAAGCGGACCGGTGACGATGACGACAAAAGTGAGCGAGTTATTAAGTTGCCGTCGCACGGCAGTTTTGTATCAGTACGTCCCCTGTCGGATTCCGACAAGAAAGAAATCGAGGGGCTGAAACGGCAGTACGTTGAGGCGCTGAAGAACGGAAAAACCAAAGACTACAACGTGTTGCACGACCGCTTACGTGACACAATTACTAACGCGTACAGCCTTGCGACAAACGTTGATGAAGAACAGAATGCGCTTATTAAAGTCGAGAAGCGACTTGAAGACGTTTTGAACAAAGAAGACGGCGCTGACCGAGGCGCAGAGTCGAGCGCGTTGGTTGTACGCCGTAAAGAACTGACGGACGCTATAAAGCGAAAGCGGTCTATGGCCATTGCTGTTGCATATAACGATGCTATGAACGACATCGCGAAACAAACCGGAATCGACAAAGAAACCATCGAAGCTAGATCGTTTTTTCCAGAACAGAAGCGGACTCTTCTTGGCAAGGTTATGAACGCGATTAGGACTCGCTCAGTTGCGAAATACCTAGATGCCGACGGACGGTTGAAGCCCGACGTCATTGCTGAACTTAGGAAACTTGCGTTTAAAGGCCGGCTTGATAAAGACGCGAAACGAGAGCTAGAGAATAAGGGCATCGTCGTAACTAATGACGGATACTCTATTCCAAAGGGTACCAGCATTGGACGGGTGGCAACAGAAGACGACGTTCTGGACAATCGCCGCAAGTATATGTATGTAACGAAAGGCGACGGTGGTTCATATAGGTATCTCGGAGATGGAAAAGAAACCATATACAATTATACACTTAAACGAGATTTGAAAATTGCTCCTGATTCGTTTGTTTTAGATTTTTTCATAAACGAGTACAAGGACAAGCCGCTTTTAGCCCCGTCACTTAAGATGCGTCAACTGGTAGCGCAGTCTGAATCTGTTAAGCGTTTTCTTAAACATTACGGCAATACAAAGATGGACGTGCTCTATCAAAACGCTAAGGTGTTTTTGGATTCTTACAGCGAAATTCCGGTGATGTTAGCGAACGACCGGGTCAAGGCACGCTTTGGTAAGAAGTTTGGAGAATATTTGGCAGACATGCGCTGGGTTGTTAATCAAAAAGTGCAACGCGATATCTGGCGCAGCTCTGATTATATGTCGGCTATAGAGAAGGCCGCTAGAGATGCCGGATACGACGGTGTTGTAGATGTAGAAGATGCGATGATGGCATATGAGTTGCCGATTATTGTCTTCGACCCGGTAGATAAGATGAAACTGACAGGTACCACTAAGACAACAGACATTGACTGACTTATGACGAGCGCCGAGGTAACACAGGACCAATGACATGACTAACACATATTTAAACAATGACCTCACGGCTCTTAACGCTGCTATTTGTCATTACGGCGTTCCTGACCAAAAGTGGGGTAAACATAATCCAAACCGGCGATGGCAAGCACATGCCGTTTATGCCAATGGAAGACCCGATCCGAAAGCGAAGGACACTAAAGACGATAAAGCAGCCGGCAAAAAAGAGCCAGAAATGCGGCAGTCTCAGCGCATGAGAGTGACGTTTAAAAATGCGACAAGAGAGCAGAAGAAAGCTCAGAAACTTGACGACGAGATAAAAAAACTTACGGCTCAGCGTGATGAACATAAGAAAAATGAGAAAGCATACCGCGACCAATACGAGCGTGAGAAGAAAGATAGTAGAAGTGTAAGACAGAAACAAGTCGATTTAAGACGCGAACAAACTGCTCGATACAAAGAACGGCGGAAAGCTGTAGCGAAGGATACATACACGTCTTTAAAAAACGTCTTTAAAGAATCCCATGAAGAACACATAGCGAATATTAAGTCAAATCGGCCAATAGAAGTTCGTCTACTTTCGGACCGAGTGAAAAAGATGAGCGAAGCCGTTAAAAAAGCAAAAACCACGGTAGCGGTAAGTGCGGCTCAGTATGTTACGTTCAAAAGTGCAATGCTGGTCGACCGAACGCTTTCTAAGCAGATGTTTAACAAGACACTGACGAAGCAGGAATATGAGAATACATACAAACGGACTAGGGAGCTGTTTAAAAACGCTTTCGGCGATGATATTGCAGACATCATGCGCCCTAAATTAGCAGATAAGAGGTGACCGGCATGGAGATATCATTAGCAAATGACCTTTTAGCGCTCAACATGTCGATCCAGCACACCGGCAAAAAGGGCATGAAGTGGTACAAGCACGACCCTGATTTGGAGTGGCAACGGCACGCCAAGTACGCTAAAGGACGTTCCAAACCGACTTCTAAGAAGGACCAGACCGGTTTTGTTAAGGCCAAATCGGAAAGTAAGCCTTCTACGAATGCTAGCCGGGCTAACCCGTTTCAGAGAAAAGCGGTGTATGCACACGGCCGTCCTGATACGGATGACAAGAAGACGCAAAACGCCGGCGGTAAAGCAGAGGATAAAAAAGAGTCTCTCATTGTTGACCTTACTCGCCTACGCGGGTCGAAAAAGATCGAGCGTATCGAGAACATCACGAAAAAAGTGATGAAAGGCGCTGATTATCTTAAGGACCGCCATAACAAGTATTTGAAAAACGAAGCTGCTAGACGCGAGACGTTGGACAAGGAACGTAATCCGTCTAAGCGTATGAGCGACGACGAATTACGGACAGCCACAGAACGACAAAAACTTGAGAACGAGTATAACCAGGCACAAGCAGATGCCGCTCGAAATAAATATGCGCTTGCTAAAGCAGAAGCTGACTATAAGGAACTTACGAAAAAGCCGAAAGGCGTAATCAGAAAAGCATTCGAACAGGCTGCGTCAAAAGCTTTGAGCGGTGCTGCTGAGGCTGTTGGAGACGCCGTGAAAAGAGCGGTAACTGCTAAAATCCAGGATGCCGTTGCTAAGAAGTACGGCAGCGACATGGTTGACCGCTTGTGGCCAAAAGACAACAAGAAAGCTAAAGAGTCATCCGATTCTGATAACAAGAAGTCTAATGACTCTAAAGATTCAAAAGACTCTAAAGATTCAAAAGACTCTAAAGATTCAAAAGACACTAAAGACTCTAAAAAGGAACAGAAGGAAGAGCAATACGGTCCTGACATCAGCCCGATTCAAAGATATGTGATAGATCAGAGAGCAAAGGACGAACGCATACAGCGCTTGCGTGAACGTGAAGACCGTGCGCGTGAAAACAGTAACGGGATTTTAAGCAATCCAGTGGTGCGAAGAGGGAACGCGGGCTTAACTGCAATCGGCTCAGAAGAGTCTCGTCAAGCCGCTGAACGTGCGGAACGCATACGTGAAAACAGCAACGGAATTTTAAACAATCCAGTACAAAGAGGTAACGCTGGTTTGACCGCTACTGGTTCAAAGCGTGAAACAAGAGAAGAAATTCTTAGCAGGTTCCGCGAATCTGCACGTAAAGCATTAGGCGAGTCTGACAGACCTCGAATCAGTCACGAGCGGGCTGAGAGCTTGCGCCGAGCATTAACCAGCTTTAGCGATACTAGCGATGCACAGAGCGCTCAGCGAAGCACTAAATACTCTGAACGGTATAGAGCGAATACAAACAGTTCCGCATCTAATCGTAATTCTCGTGACGATTCTCATGAACGTGCCAGTAACAAGCCGAAGACCCCTTCAGCGAAAGACCAGCGTGAATGGCCTATGTGGAAAGGCGAAACTATAGACCATTGGTTTAGACGAATCGAGTATTACAAGATATTTGGTCCGCCGATAACTGAGGAGAACCAGAAACAGAATAATCGTAAGAAACGGAAACGATAGTACCATGTCAATCTCAAACACAAACGTACCAAGGTACTATGCCGAGTTTCGAGATAAGGTGCTTCGTGGTCTGATTCCTGTTTGTGAGACGATTGCCATGGAAATGCACCGGATTGATGACCTCATAGCACATCCGGGTATCTATTTCGATGACATGGCAGTAGAGGGCTGGATTGACTTTTGCGAGAACGAGCTGACGTTGACTGACGGTTCTGACATGAAATTGCTTGACTCGTTCAAACTATGGGGTGAACAGATATTTGGCTGGTATTACTACATTGATCGAGACGTCTTCGTGCCATATACGTATTCGCCAGGCGGGCGATACGTGCGAAAGCGTATCATGAAACGCTTAATCAATCGCCAGTATCTCATAGTCGCCCGAGGCGCTGCAAAGTCTATTTATGATGCTGCAATACACAGTTTCTTTCTCACAGTGGATACTGAAACTACCCAGCAACTGGCAACAGCGCCTACAGTACGACAAGGGGAGGAAATCCTTTCACCAATCCGAACCGCGATAGCGCGGTCACGCGGACCATTACTTGAGTTCCTCACTGAAGGCTCGTTACAAAACACGACCGGTTCTAAAGCAAATCGAACGAAGCTCGCCTCTACGAAAAAGGGTATCCAAAACTTTTTGACAAATTCTATTCTCGAAATCGTTCCAATGCGTATTGAAAAACTTCAAGGGCGACGTGACAAGATATCTACGGTCGACGAGTGGCTTTCATGTGACATATATGAGGACCCGATCGGTGCAATTCAACAGGGTGCCGGTAAGAACGATGATTACCTGATTGTAGCCACAAGTTCAGAAGGTACAGTACGGAACGGCAGCGGTGACAGTATCAAGATGGAACTCATGAAGATACTGAAAGGCGAATACTATAATCCGCATGTATCAATTTGGTACTACCGTCTTGATGATGTCAAAGAGGTAGCCGACCCGTCGAAGTGGATGAAAGCGAACCCGAATATTGACGCCCTTGGCAAGCGTGAGGAGTACGAGGAAGATGTTAAGCGAGCTGAGTATTCTCCATCTGCTAGGAATGACATATTGGCTAAACGCTTTGGGATTCCGTTGGAAGGCTTTACTTACTTCTTTACATATGAGGAGACGATCCCTGTCGATAAGAAGCTAAGCTTTTGGCGAATGCCTTGTTCTCTAGGCGCTGACTTATCGCAGGGCGACGACTTCTGTGCATTCACGTTTCTATTTCCATTATCTGAAGGACGGTTCGGAATTAAGGTTCGTAGCTACATCACTGAGTATACTCTCAACAATCTTCTTAGCGCTTTGCGACAAAAGTATCAGGAATTTATCGACGAAGGGACTCTCTGTGTGCTACCGGGCACCGTTCTCAAGATGAACGATGTTTACGATGATCTGTCTCGATTTATCACAGAACAGGAGTATGAAGTCGAATGCCTTGGCTATGACCCTTATAACGCTAAGGATTTTGTCAGTCGTTGGGAGATAGATCACGGCCAGTATGGAATCGAGAAAGTGCCACAGGGCGCAAGAACCGAGTCTGTGCCTCTTGGCGAGTTAAAGAAGATATCGGAGCAAGGCGGGCTCTTGTTCGATGAAGGCTTGATGAGCTTTACGATGGGCAACTGTATAACCATTGAAGACTCGAACGGAAACCGCAAGCTGCTGAAACGCCGGCGTGAAGAGAAGATTGATAACGTCTCTGCACTTATGGACGCTTACATCTCGTACAACGCCAATCTCGATTTATTTGACTGATATGAAAAAAAATGATGAACGTTTATCTTGAAAACGACTTACTCACGCTAAATTCCGTGGTCTGCCATTACGGAGTTCCTAACCAAAAGTGGGGTAAGCATGATTCTAACCGGCGATGGCAGAGACACGCTGTTTACGCCAAGGGAAGACCTGATCCGAATGTCACTAAGTTAAACGGCAGTAAGCTTCAAACGCTAGCAGACGCTGACGCAAGACTTGCCGATGCTTTTTCACCGAAAGGGAAAAGCATTAGTGTTAAAGAAGCTGACACCATGAACAAAATCTATAAGAAGAACGGTGTAGATATTACTGTCGGCCCGCTCAACGAGGATTTTGTGAAATCGGCCATGAAAAAGAAACGGGCTCAGCTGAAACTTGTTGAGCAACGACTTAAAGAGGCGGGTTATACCTACGAAGAGCGTGAAAAGTATGCACCCCTCGAACAAGAACGCCGCGATCTTAAACTCGACCTCGCTCTGTCAAATACCTCTTCTAAGGTTAAGGAGAAAGTTAAAGAACTCGTTAGTTGGCGGACTAATGAAAACCTGCCGATACTTAAGGGAATACCGGGGATGTACCGCGGGGAACTTGCCAACGATCCCTGGGATCTGATGAACACAATCTCTGCAAAAAAAGAAATGATTCGTCCGTCATTTAAGATAGGCCCGGTATCAGTTACGACGCCAGCTAATCCGATTGGGTTACTGGTTAACCCGGCAGTTAGACTCGGAATTAAGACAGTTGGCGCGAATGCGGTTGGTCGAATGGCCGCGGCGATACTTCCGGTTGCTGTCAGTGCACGCGCACTAGATACGATACACTCGGCGGGTACTGTCGGCCAGACAATTGGAAAATTGGCGCTCGCGGTTACCGCCAGGCGTAAAGAGCCTCGCGATGAAAAGACCGGCTTTCGCTTAAAAACGCACGGCCTTTCACGCGACTTTTCGACTGACCCGGCCAAGAACGTTAGAGAGGACAGCAAAAAAGTAAACCCGTGGTTTGGAACTTTTCCATCTGGCGCAACAAACGCGTCGAACTGCATCGTTGCAATGGAGATGCGCCGCCGAGGATACGACGTTATGGCACAAGCAGCGCCGTTTAAGATTTCCGACCCTCGCGAAAAACGTAGCGGTATTTCGATGACGTTTAAAGATGCAAAAGTGAATAAAGTTGAAGACGGTAACATCGCAAAAGCCTTATCTAAACAACCGGAAGGCTCTCGCGGTGTTTTCTTCTTTAATTGGAAATTTACGCCATCGTCAGGGCACGCGTTCTATTACTCAGTCAACAACGGAAAGATAACGATTACTGACCCTCAGAGCGGTCGAACGTTTACCGATGCCCTGAGTAACAACGAAATGAAACGACTGTTTGCCACTTCTTCCGCGCCGTCCTACGCAAGACTTGACGACTGTGACTTTATTCTGGACCAAGTCAAGAAAGCAGTATTCTGATATGACATTACAACCTTCACTTAACAATGTGCTTTGCCATAAAGGCCGAGAGAAAATGAGCTGGAATACGCATCGTTATGGCCGATGGCAGATGCACGCTAAATATGCCGGAGGTCGCCCGGACCCGAACGCTAAGGTGCTTGGAAACAGAAGCGGCGATCCTGACAAAACAGTTAAGTCGACAATCGAGCGAGAACATGACGTCCGGGCAGATACTAAGTCTGCTATTTCAGACAAGCGTCGGAAATTGTCATTGGAGTATCTCGACCGTATGGCAGCTCGCGATGAATGGACAACTGTTAACCGGCAGCGAGACCATGAAAGAATAACGCGGCACGCCCGACGAGCGTTTAACGAGGAACACGTTGCTGCCATGCGAAAACTCAAAGAGGACTATGGTGCTCTTGAGCAGGAACTTGAGGCCGCTGTGATAGCGAAAGGACTTGACGTGTCTGGTATACGAGAATTTAACGAATGGATTGTAAAGAATCCGTTTGAGAAAATCTCCCGACTATACACGCGAATGAATCAGATAGCGGCAAAAGAGGACGAACTCCGGTTAACGATGACGAAGAACATTATACAGCAGTTGACCGCTTTTGATTCTATTTCCGCCCGCTACACACAGCTTAGCAAGTCGCAGGCAGACTTGATGACCTTTATCGGGATTGCTGCGTTATACGTATGAGTGCTATGAAAAAAAAAACGATGAACATTTATCTTGAAAACGACTTACTCGTGTTAAACTCCGTGGTCTGCCATTACGGAGTTCCGGGCATGAAACACGGAAAGCACGATCCGAACAAGCGATGGCAGAGACACGCGGTTTATGCCAAGGGAAGACCTGATCCGAATGCGAAGAAGGGTGACACCGGGGACGCCGTAGGGATCAAACGAAAAAGTGGCGTGTCGGATTGGGACGCGGAATCCGAGTCTAAGATACCGAGTACCAAAAATAGTTTTTCGCCTCGGACTAAAGCTGCTAGTGAGGCAATGCTGGATGCTTCGTTGAAGACGGCGGACAAGATCGCCAGCAACGTGAAAAAAAAAAGAAGCAGCAATCAAGCAAGGTATTAAAGACTATATAAAGAAACAGACCGACGAATGGAAGGAAGACGGGACACTGCTGCCTATCAGGACTGACATAAAGACTGATGTACGGAGCGGGGTTCGCGAGATAGCTCGTCATATGTATGGAGCGAAATTGTCGTCTATCGTTCCAGGGGTCATGCTCGGCTCTGTCGGGCACGTGGCGGCAATGGGAGCTGCGACCATAATCAGCATGTCACGCTTAGAACTCTATACTGCGAAACGATCCAAGACATGCTCGCTGGTTGTAGGTGAAGATGAAAAGGGCCAGACACTCGAACTCTATCGTAAAAACAAAAAGAGTGACGCCGCGGAAGACTGCGCGAAAGTTAACACGTATGGTTACATGCTTCGAGGTAATCAAGACGCACGGAATCATGTCGCGTGCATTGCTGCTATGGAGATGCGGAGACGTGGGTACGAGGTAATTGCATCGACGTCTATTGCTGCTGATCGAACAGCTGACAAGGTCGCGTCTAAGTTTATGGACAAGAGAGCCGGCAATAACGATGAAATGACCGCGCACGAAAAACAGTATGGCGCTAATCGTTATGGTGGTAGAGGTTCAGAATTACGATTAACAAAAGAATTTAAGGGCACTAGGTTTAGGTCAATAAAGCCGGGCGTTAATACAATTAGGACTACGCTTAGTAATGAGCCAAATGGATCGCGAGGCGCATTATTCTTTAACGATAGAAGGCCTATTAAGACTATGCCAGGCTCTACTGAATCCGTAGGGCGAGCCCTTTATTATACGGTTAATAATGGCGTGGTTACTTTCTATAACCCTCACAGCGGTGTTACATACGGACATAGAAGGATTGCGTCTGGCAGCAACGGGGCGAAGTCAAAAGGGCATTATGAAAACGACTATTCGCTTAATGAGCTTTTCACTCATGCCACCGAGGCTAAGTTTTTGCGCTTAGATAATGCTACTGGCATTGACGTTAGCAAGCTTGGACTGGACATAGTTTGATCCTCAATTAATCATACCGCCAGGAGGTCTCACCCCATGACTCCACAGGAAGCGTACAACGCTTTTATCAACAAACATCCCGGCAAGAAGCTGGAAGCGATGGGGAAGTATTCAAGCAAAGGCAGGAAGGGATATCTGATTGGAATTGTTGCGGATTCGCCTGATGCCTATTCCGAGAGCACGTTCTTTGTAGATGAGAAGACAAAGGACGTGCTTTTTTATTCCCCGTCGGATGACTTTGAGGCTTTCCTCGACGCATTCGAAGATGGCGCCGTTGACATAAGCACCATAAAAGAGAAACGGTAACACATTAGTAGGAGGTAACTTCCGATGCCAATGAAATTGGGCGAACGTATTCGCCAAGCATGGAACGCGTTTAAGAGCCGTGACCCGACTCCGTACTACGGGTATGGAATGGGCTATAGTGGATACAGGCCGGACAGGCTCCAGTTCACAAGAGGCAACGAACGGTCAATCGTCACTGCTATTTACAACAAGATCGCAGTTGATGTGTCGATGGTTCGTATCGAGCATGTAAGAGTTAACCCCGAGGGATACTATGTCGAGACACTTAAGTCCGGCTTGAATAATGCCCTCACTCTTGACGCCAACATCGACCAGACTGGCCCTGCGTTTATCCAGGACGCAGTGATGTCGATGTTTGACGAAGGCGTCGTTGCGCTCGTACCTGTTGATACTGACGTTGATCCGGAGCAAACCGGCAGCTATGACATACTTACGATGCGTACTGCCAAGGTCATGGAGTGGTATCCGAAGCATGTAAGGCTAAACTTGTACAACGAACGAATAGGCAGGAAAGAAGACATTGTTCTTCCGAAGAGTATTGTCGCGATTGTTGAAAATCCTTTCTACGCCACAATGAATGAGCAGAATTCCACGTTGCAGCGACTGATACGGATTCTTAACGACCTTGACGTTCTCAACAGAAACAATGCTTCTGGACGGCTTGATATTCTTGTGCACCTTCCTTACGCGGTTACTTCAGACCTCAAGAAGAAAGAGGCAGCGAAACGTAAACAGGAAATTGAGGAACAGCTCCTTAACTCCAAATACGGCATCGCGTATGTCGGCGCTACGGAAAACATTACCCAGTTAAACCGACCAGTCGAGAATAATCTCTGGGCTCAGGCTCAAGACTTGACCGATCAGCTTTTCAATCAGCTCGGCATGACGAAATCCATTTTCGACGGCTCTGCTACCGACGCTGAGAAGGTAAATTACTACAATAACACCATCAGCCCTATTCTTCAGGCGATAAGTAAAGAATTGGCGCGAAAGTTTCTGACAAAAACAGCACGGACACAGGGGCAAACAATTCGGTACTTCCAGAATCCGTTCGGCGTAGTTCCGGTCACACAGATTGCAAGCATGGCGGACACGTTTACAAGAAACGAAATCCTGGCACCGAACGAGGTTCGTATGGAACTTGGCTACAAGCCATCTGCGGATTCTAAAGCGAATGAACTTCGTAACAGAAATCTAAATGCAAAAGACGGCGAGAATCCTGCTTCCATTAACGTGGACGGCATACCTGAGGAGGGAGCCGACGCCAGTGCCGAAGATGTGCCGGACCTTTCCGCCTTGATGAATACATAACCATTTTTAGAAAGGAACTTCAAAATGGGAGGAATTAGACACGAAGAGTACGACTTTTCAGGATGGGCAACAAAGAACGACATCCTGTGCGATGACGGTCGGACAATTCGAAAAAATGCCTTCAAAAGTTGCGATGGGATGACGGTTCCCCTTGTATACAATCATGGCGGACGGAGCAATCCGAAAGAAGTTATCGGTCATGGACTTCTTGAAAACCGCAATGAAGGCGTGTATCTCTACGGTAAACTTAATAATACTGAATACGGTCAGGTCGTGAAAGAACTGATTCGTGACGGCGACATCCGCAGCCTGTCGATCTTTGCCAATAAAGTTAAACAGAAAGCGGGCGACGTTGTCCATGGCGTAATCCGTGAAGTTAGCGTTGTGCTTTCCGGGGCAAACCCTGGGGCATTAATTGACTTCGTTGTGCAGCATAGCTCCGACGGCGGTGAAGACACCATCAGCGGTCTTTACTATGTCATCGACGAAGATAGCTGTGATCTCAAGCACGGGTCAGACGTAGAGCAGCCCAAAGAGGACGACTACTATGACGACGAGGACGACGAGGACTTCGCTCACGCCGGAGACAATAAAGACGACGCCGATGACGATGACGACGACTCTGACGAGAACGGAGCCGGCGCCAAAAAAGAAGATTCTAAGGATAAGAGAAAACAGAGCGGGAAAACAGTTCAGGAAGTTCTTGACTCTCTTAACGACAAGCAGCAGGCAGCAGTCCTCGCGCTCATTGAAGGCCTTATGGATGACGATGAAGATGACGACTCTGAGGAGAAGAAAACGGTAAAACACGCCGGTGACGAGCCTGACAAGAAAATGGACATCGACGATGACGAGTTCGAAAAGGTGCTTGATTCCCTTACTGATGAACAGAAAGTGGCAGTCGGGTTCTTAATCGAGCAGGTCCTGGCTGACGGTGATGTTAAGAAAGATACTAAGAAGGATGACGCGGATTCTGATGACGAAGAAGACGAGGAAGAGGAAGAACCCGCTACTAAGAAAAAAGGAGAAACAGAAATGAAGCATAACGTCTTTGAAGGCGACAACAACTCTGTAGTTCATGGCGACATTCGTGGACTGTTCAACGCAGCTATTGGTGATCTTAAGAGATACGGCAGCCTGAAAGACGCTGTGGTAGCTCATGCCTCCGATTTCGGCTACGATGACATCGAGGACACCATTGCTCACTCTGGCGATGACACGCCTCACGTTCCGGCCACTTACGGCGTCGACTACGTAGATTACCTGTTCCCGGACTACCAGTCCATGACTCCCGTTCCCCGCTTTATTCAGCGAGACAACGGTTGGGTCGACAAGTTCATGAACGCTACCCACAAGTCCCCCTTCTCCAGGGTTAAATCTGTCTTCGCCAACATCACCGCTGACGAAGCCAGGGCCAAGGGTTACGTGAAAGGTAAGAAGAAGATTGACGAGGTCTTCACCCTGCTGAAGAGGACGACCGACCCGCAGACCATCTACAAGAAGCAGAAGATGGATAAGGATGACATCAACGACATCACCAGCTTCGACGTTGTTGTTTGGATGAAGCAGGAGATGCAGCTGATGCTCCGTGAGGAAACGGCTCGTGCTGCCCTGGTCGGCGATGGCAGGTCCGCTTCCAGCGACGACAAGATCAGCGAGCTTCACATCCGCCCGATTTATACTGACGACGACCTGTATTCCATTAAGGGTATCATCAACGTTGCCAACAACGCCACTGATGACGACAAGGCTAAGGCGTTTATCCGCAAGGCCATCCAGATGCGTAAGGACTATAAGGGCTCCGGTAACCCGACTCTGTTCACCACCGCTGATACCCTGACTTCCATGCTTCTGCTTGAGGACGGCCTGGGTCGTGCTCTGTACGCTACTGAAGCCGAGCTGGCTACTAAGCTGCGCGTGAACGAAATCGTCGAGGTCCCGGTTATGGAGAACCTGACTCGCTCTTCCGGCGGCAAGACCTATCAGCTGGCTGGCATCATCGTGAATCCGGTCGACTACAACTTCGGTGCTGATAAGGGTGGCCAGACCTCCTTCTTCGAGGATTTCGACATTGACTACAATCAGCAGAAGTACCTGCTTGAGACCCGCCTGTCTGGTGCGCTTACTGTCCCGTATTCTGCCATCGTTCTGGAGTATGTGCTTGGCGGCTCTAGCTCGACGACTGAACCGGAAGACCCTGAGAATCCGTGATCCCCGTTTTGACAGATAATTCAAAATAAACAACTACGGAGGTATCTGGCATGGCGAAATGGTTCGGTAAAATCGGGTTCGGCGAGGACGAAGCGGTTGACGATTATGGAGTGTGGAAGCCCAGCCTGACGTATAAGGAGTATTATGGAGACTTGTTAAAAGACTACCATAAACGAGATAGCACATCCAACGTCAATGACAATTTGAGCCTTGGCAACTCGATAAGCATTCTGGCCGATCCATACGTCAGCCAGAACCTTGGTAAGATTCGATGCGTTGAATACGGCGGGACATACTGGAAGGTGACGAGCGTTGACGTCCAGTATCCCCGCCTTGTTTTATCTGTCGGACCTGTTTACAACATTGGAAGTACAGGAGGTGCCGGATGACAATAAAAGAGCGACGGCACGAGCTCCATAACAAGCTCAAAGAAGTTTTCGGCAGTAACAACATTTACTTTCAACCACCAGAAAATGTTCGCTTGAAATATCCCTGCATTGTGTATACACGCGGAAGCATCAATGATGTTCCAGCAGACAATCGAGATTATACTCGACGAGTCAGATACACTCTAACCCTAATCGGCGAAGACCCGGACTCTGACATGGTTGATAAACTTCTTGAACAACTTCCTTATTGTTCGTATGATCGTTACTTCGTCGCTGACAATTTGAGTCACGACGTTTTCACACTTTTCTATTAAATGGAGGAACCCTCTATGTCTAAACTTACTTGGGATGGCACTGGCGAGCGTCTTTATGAGACCGGTATCGACCATGTGGTTCTGTATAAAGCTGTTACAAACGATTCCGAACAGCTGACCGGCCTCGGCGCTGACATTGAAGTAGGCCCCTATGGCCAGGGTGTTGCCTGGAACGGTGTCAGTAAAATCAATGAATCCCCTGATGGTGCTGACCCCAACGCTATTTACGCCGACAACATCAAGTATGTCGAGCTGGTCGGCACTGAGGATTTTAAGGCGACGATCGAGGCTTACACCTGCCCTGATGAGTTCTTCGAGTGCGATGGAACGGCGGCCCTTGTTGAGGGCGCATACATCGGCCAGCAGAAGCGTGTCGGTTTTGGCCTGTCTTACCGGACTCTTATCGGCAACGACACAGAGTATGAAGAACACGGCTACAAGCTGCACCTCGTTTATGGCTGCAAGGCCGCTACTGCTGATCGCGATTACGAAACCGTTAACGACAGCCCGGATGCTATGACTCTGTCCTGGGAAATCTCCACTACCCCGGTTGAGATTCCGATTGCCGGCCGTCGTCCTACTGCCCACATCTGGTTTGATAGCACGAAGCTGGCCCCGGCTAAGCTCACCGCCATCGAAAACATCCTCTACGGCACTGACAGCACTCCGGCAAGACTCCCGCAGCCTAGCGAACTGGTGAAGATCCTTACCGCTGCGTGATATGATTCGGGAGACCACTCCCTGACAGTATAAGAAGGCGGCCTATAGAGCATTTCAGCAGTTGACTTGCTCTTTAGGTCGCTTTGACTAATATCGCTCTTTTTTCTTTGAATATCTGTTGCAATGTGACCAAAACTACGATAGAATAGATGTAGCTGTCATTGACATGACAAAGGAAAGGAGCGAGTTGATATGAGGATGATACCGTTTGAGTGCCCGAACTGTGGTGCTCAGTTAAACGTCGTTGAAGGCAAAACCCATATGAAATGCGGATGGTGCGGCAGCGACATCATGCTTAGGCCGGACGGTAACGGGGTGAAAGCAAGTCTTAACATTAATGTGAATGTTAACGTCGACCGAGATGAAGCGAGGATACATGAGATAGACGCTAAAGAGCGTAGTGATAAACGGGAACACGATTTAGATTCGTTTGTTACTAAGTTGCATCTGATTGTTCCATTGGTAATTGCTGCTATTGGCGCTATATTGGCTGCCGTCTTCTTTACCGTTTACGCAATTACCGAAAATGAAGGGTACGCTTCAGTCGGTGCGCTTGGTCTTATAGTCTTTGTTTATAGTCTCTTGTTTTTCGCTGCCAACGATGGCAACAAAAAACGCTAGACTTAGCAACGTATTGCTACTATTAGAGCTTTCTTTTAAGAAGGCTCTTTTTTATTGTTCTGAAAGGAGAAAACATACATGGTTAAGAAAACTATCGAGTACGATTCGTTTGAGGGTAAGAAACTTGTTGACACCTTCTATTTTAATCTCACTCCGGTTGAAGTCGCGGAACTTAACGAAGAGATTCCCGGTGGCATTGACCACTTCAAGGACGTGTTAAACGATAACCCGGAGCTCATTGTCGTTATGAAGCTCTTTAAAACACTTATTGGAAAAGCTGTTGCCCGCAAGCAGGGCGACCGCATCATTAAGCCGAGCACCCTTGCTGACGAGTTTGTTGCGACAGAAGCGTACTCCAATCTGTTCTTTGAGCTTTGGAGCGATGCTAACAAGATGACTGATTTCCTGAACGGCCTGGTTCCCGCAGCCGCTAGAGCACGAGTAGACATGGCACAGACGGCACCCAAGGAGGAACCTGCCGCTATTGAAGCGAAACCGGCTGAAAGCAATGCCTAAGGAAATCACTATTCCAGCGTGTGAGGAATTATGGGACCCAGTTAGGGAAACGTTTGTGTCAAGCGATGCTACTAAGATTCTTATAGAGCATTCCCTGATTTCGGTATCTAAGTGGGAAGCCAAGTATTGCCGGCCGTTTCTGTCGGAAAAAGGTCCTCAGCAACCGGAAGAGATACTTGACTATATCCGTTTTATGACTCTCACACGCAATGTCGATCCGACGGCGTACTATCGAATCGACGAATCGACGATGAAAGAGATTTTGGCGTACATAGAAGCGCCGATGACCGCTACTCGAATTACAAGACGCAATCGAGTAACGAATAGACGCATAATCACTTCCGAAGTCATCTACTACTACATGGTTGAACTTGGCATTCCTTTTGAATGCGAGCGTTGGCCTTTGAATCGCCTCATGACCCTCATTGACGTATGTAATGAGAAGCAGGGTCCGAAGCAGAAGATGTCTAAGAGTGAGATTGCAAGACAGAACCGAGCCCTTAACGAGGCTAGACGTAAGAAGACTGGCACACGCGGGTAGGAGATGTTGAAATGAATAAAGAGAACATGACTGTGCTGTCGAATATCATCGCAGCAGTTGAATCAGGAGGCCAAGTGTACGGTAATAAAGATTATTCGTGCTATGTGCCTCCTTTTGCTAATTCTGACGTAGAGTATACGATTACGTTGGGGTGGGCTCAGAATTTTGGAAACGAAGCTCAGGTTCTTATCGGCATGATATTCGACGCCGATAGAGACGCAGCACGTGCTATTGATACTGGTGGTCGAATTGAAGCTGCATTGATCGGCTTTAACTGGGTAAACGAGTGCTGGAACCCTAATGAGCAGGAGAAGCAGACACTGATACGGTTAATCAGTTCGGACGCTGGCAGAAAGTGTCAGGATGAGCTGTTCGGAAAGTTGATGCAGACGTTTGTTGAAGAGTGTGAAACAAAGTATACAACAGACGTAGGCGCTGTGATGATGTACTGCGAAATCCGTCATCTTGGAGGTCGCGGCCCGGCTGAAAGGATTTTTGATCGTCTTAACGGCGATTACTCTCTCGACAACATCATGGCTTCACTTGTGAAAGACCAGCGCGACAAGTCAAACGACAATCAGGTGGGCGACACCAAATTTTGGGTGCGCCATCTAAAATGCAAAGAGTTTATCGAGCGCTATGCAGTGCCGGAGACTAGCGACAACAAAGTGGAAATTAATGCACCAGCACCGGCGCAGGTTAGACCAGCAGGAACATGTACCGTAAAAGAGATTCTTGACATCATGCGTGCTTGGCTCGGACTTTCCCGGGCGGCAGGTACACATCGACTGATTATCGACCTGTATAACTCGTATAGGCCGCTCGCAAGAGGGTATGCCGTTCAGTACGAGGATGCGTACTGTGCGACGACTGTGTCCGCGGCGTTTATCAAAGCCGGGGCAGTTGCCCTTATCGGAGGAACCGAGTGCGGTGTCGAAGAGTTCATCAAGATATTTAAGAACAAAGGCATCTGGATTGAAGACGGTAATGCGGTTCCGAAGGTTGGTGACATCATTTGCTATAACTGGGATACGTCGTACCAGCCGAATGATGGTTACGCTGACCACATAGGAATCGTAGAACGCGTTGACACCACAAGTCGGACGATGACCGTAATCGAGGGCAACATAAACGGCATGGTAGGCCGCAGAACGATTGCTTTTGGCTGGGGATACATCCGTGGATTTGCAAGACCCGACTACTGGACGGACGAGTCGTCGACGGACACGGGTACTACAGTGAGTACGCCCCCGGCTAAAGCATCAATCACAGTCGAAGAAGCTGCTCAGAACACGATCGCCGGCAAGTATGGAAACGGAGACGCGCGTAAAAAGCAAATTGAAGCTCTCGGTCTTTCGTATGACGAGGTGCAGGCCCGCGTGAATGCGATACTGTTAGGCTCTGACACAACGGTTACGAGCCAGACCGCAGACGTTGCCCCTGCCCGTTCGCATATGGCACAGCTGGCTGGTGCGTATCGAGTTACAGCGAGTAGCCTGAACTGTCGTTACAAGCCGGGCGTCCTTAGCGACGACAATATTATTACGAGAATTCAAAATGGCGAACTGGTACAGTGCTACGGCTACTATACGGAAATCGGACGAGACCTTTGGCTTCTCGTTGAGTATAAGAACGTGACTGGATATGTGTCCAGCAAATACCTGAGCAAATTGTAAGATTTAAGAGGCGGTAGATAACATGATACGTTGCGTAATGAAAGGCAACTTTAAGTATACAGAAAGCTGGCTTAATCAGCTAAGGAAGCGGGACCTTATGACCACTCTTGTAAGATGCGGTGATATGGGTATACAGGCGTTGTCTGCCGCCACACCTAGAAAAACCGGTACGACAGCCGAGTCTTGGTACTATGACGTTGTAGTTACTGAGCACGCGTCTACTATTGTGTTTAAAAACCGTAACACAACCGAGCATCATTACACGACCAAAAAGGGTGAAGAACGAACGAGCAACATTCCTGTAGTAGTTCTTATTCAGTATGGGCATTCGTATAACGGCGCATTTGTAGCTGGGCGGGACTTTATCACACCCACCCTGCAACCAATATTCGATAAGATTGCAAAAGAAGCGTGGGAGGAGGTGACCGCTAGATGAGTCGGGAACTTGGAAACGATCAGTGGATTGCGTCATTCCAATTTAGGACGAACGATTTCGACAAAAGTGTGGCCAGTGCTATATCGGGGCTGGATCAGCTTAAAGCGTCGATGTCTGCCATTGAAAAAGTTAAAGTAAACACAAAGGCGGTCGCCGACAAAATCACGACCCCGTTTAAGGCTGTTGGAACAGCAGTCAACACGGTTAAGGCAGCGACCCAAAGCGTGGCCGGCACCGTTAGCAGTGCGTTTAACGCCGTTACTGCACCAGCTAGGGCAGTCAGCAATGCGATAAACGGCGTGAAAAACACCGCAGCGGCAGCAGCAAATGCTATCGGCGGCGCGTTTGAAAAAATGAACAAGCTGGTCAACCCGTTTGCCGGCAGGAAGAAGACGGCCGCTACAGACATCGTTGACATAACGAGCTTTAGTAGCGTCTTTAATTCCATGAAGGCGTCGGTTGACAGTCTGAATCAAAAGTTTTCAACGAGCGGTGTAATCTGGCAGCAGGTTATCAAGAACTTCACTGATTACGGCATGAAGCAGTTCAATAAGCTTAGCAGTAAAGTGACCGGCGTGTTCTCTTTGATGAAAGAGGGCGGCTGGGCCCGAGCTGAAAAGATTGCGAACGCAAAGTTTAGTCTGTCAGGTTTGAACGTCGAATGGGACGAGATTTACGGGGATCTTGATTATGCAGTAAGCGGTACTGCGTATGGTTTGGACGACGCTGCACAGGCGGCATCTAGGTTTGTCGCCTCAAACATTAAGGCCGGCTCTGAGGAAATGAAGACCGCGCTTCGAGGCATCGCTGGCGTTGCAGCAATGACGAACAGTGCGTATTCTGACATCGCAGATATCTTCTCTGATATTGCTGGTATGGGTAACGTTTCCGACATGCAGCTTGACCGAATGGCCATGCGTGGTTTAAACGGTGCCGCCACCCTCGCTAAAGCTCTTAACACCGACGAGGTCACGCTTCGGAAGATGGTGTCGAAGGGCGAAATCACTTTTGACATGTTCTCGAAGGCGATGTTTGACGCATACGGCGAGCACGCGGCAAACGCAAATGCTACGTATTCAGGTTCGTTGTCGAACATGAACGCCGCCTTTAAGAAGATCGGCGCTGAGTTTGCCGCACCGTATCTTGAGAACGTTAAAGACGTCTTTAACTCAATCCGACTGCTGGTTAACGAGATAAGACCCTTTACAGACCAGATCGCTAAGATTTGGGGTGTCGTTCTTAAAGAAGCGGTTGCTTTTATTACAGGCAAGCTCGACAAAATTACAGAAGTGCTTAAGTCAGCAGACGGCGTGTTTGCTAAAGCGAAAGCATGGCTTACTGAGTTTGCCAAAAAGTTTACTGACGGCGAGCTTTCGCTGAAAATAATCCTTGAACGAGTTAAAGCGATTCTTGGCATCGTTAAGCCGGTCGCTACCAAAGTCACAAAAACGGTTGCACCCACGGTCGAGGGTATCACAAAGTCAGTATCTACGGTTAAAGAACACATCTCTGGCGCGGTTGCGTCTGCTAGCGAAGGCTTTAGCAAGGTTAACAGCACATTTAAGCCGATCTTGACAGCTGTCAATAACACGGTCAAGCCGATTACAGACCGTGTGACGACAACAATAGAAACCGTTAACACTGAGATTGCTACCGCTCGCAAAAATCTTAAGCCGGTCACGGATGCCGTTAGCAAGGTCGTTAACGAAAGTGCAAGCAAGATAAAGCTGGCGCAAGCCTTTTTAAAGCCCGTTAAAGACACCGTTGTTAAGACGGCAACCGCTGCCTCAAAAGCGGCTGAACCGTTCAAGACAGCTTTAACCACGGCTAACACAGCAGTAAATTCCCTCAAATCAAGTTTTGGTGCACTTGCTGCTCCATTTAAGCCAGTCATCAGCGCACTCGACAAAGGTAACGGGCGCATAACAGCAATCAAGGAAAATGTCGGCAAAATTGTGACCGATGTTTCAACCAAGCTTGAGCCAGTGAAGCCAGTTGTTACCACAATTCAAAATGCGGTGACTAAAACGAAAGACGCGTTTGGCGAGGTCGCTACCAAGCTTGAACCTGCTGCCGAAACTGTAGCTGCCATATGTGAAACCGCCGAAGAGATTTCCGCTCTAGCTGATCGGGTTATGAACGGCGAGTTTGGAAACGGTGCTGACCGATTTAATGCCCTCGTTGACGCCGGGTATAACTATCTTCGTGTACAGGATGACATCAACAAACGGTATTACGGCATTACGTGGTCGCTGGCTGACAAAACAGATGCAGAGCTGCAAAGCCTAGGATATACCGAAGAGCAGATCGCGTTGCTTAGAGAGCAGGCTAAGTGGGCGGAGAACGTTGCCGAGACCGCCGAGGTGATTGAAACTACCGTCGCACTTACGATGACCGAGTTATTGTCGTTTGGTGGCCCGAACACAACAAAGCTATTTTCATTGGAAGGCTTGCAATCAGTTGTACAGGCGCTTAGGATGTCGTTTGAGGTTCTTAAGTCTGTCGGAAAAGACCTTATCGGAATCGTCACGACTCTTGGTAAGGCAATCTATGAAGGCATCAGCAGTACCTTCGTTGTCGGTGACATCACAAGCCCGCTTCAGGTGATCCTGAATACGATTCGTTCCATCGTCGCCAGTGTTAAAGAGTACGTGGAAGCACCTGAGAACAATGAGAAGCTTGTGAAAATTGTTAAAGGTGTTGCTTCGTGGTTCAGCATCATATCTCGATTGAAGTTTGCGGTCTTTAATAAGTTCCTTCGACTGCTCGGATGGGCTGCCGATAACGTACTCCCGCCGATACTTGATTTAGCAGCGAGGATTGGCGGCGTTCTGTCTGACATAAATGCTGTATTCCAAGAGACAGACGTATTCAACACTTTCTTTGACACACTTGGACAATGGCTAAATGACACCGGCATTATACAGGCAGCAGGCGCGTTTGGTACCGGTGTGTTCAAGGCGATCGGCGACTTTGCTGAATGGGCTGGCGATAAGATTGAGACGTTTATTCGCTGGCTTAGCAAAGTGAAATCACCAATGGATGCTTTAAGCGGGATTGGCTCTGCTATATCGAGCGGATTCTCAAGTCTTTGGTCTACAATCAAGAACTTTGTGAGCGGAACGACTGGCGGTGCTGACGATGCCTGGCTGACTTCGTTATTGCCGTCGGTTGACGTAGATACCGTTTTAGCGAACTTAAAAGAGATTCCTGGTAAAGTTATCGACTTTGTTACTGGCATCCCGTCAGCGATTTGGGACGGACTTAAATCAATCGGACGCGGCGCTCTTAACGTCGGCGCTAAACTGATTGACATGGTTTTTGGCACAACGGTTTACGCCGATGACGGAACCGAGACCGCTAGGGGCAGTGAAGCCGCGATTGATGCTCTGCTTAGCCTGTTCCCGAGTACCGAAGAAATACTGGCGCTTCCGGGTAAACTATGGGACGACACATGGAAACTCCTTAAGCAAGGGGCCAGCTTCGCAGGTAAGTTCCTTAATTGGGTTTTTGGTTCGCTTGGCGGTGACAATACAGATGGCGAACCAGCCATAACCCTGTTGGCTGGCTGGATTCCAGTTCCAACAAGATTGGTAGAGTTTGCAACCGGGATATGGGACACGGTGTCTCCGTTGCTCGCTGATGCTGCCAATTTTACGACACAGTTGATTCATTGGCTGTTTGGCGCGCCCACGTCCGAAGACGGTAGCGAAGTAACGGAAGAGGGTATTATACAAAAACTTCTCGACAAGTTGCCTAGCTATGAAACATTGAAAGGCATTCCTGGAACGTTGTGGGACGGTACGTTAAAGCTGCTTAAGGGAACCGCCAGCGTTGCGACTAACCTTATCAATTGGGCTTTTGGGACTGACGAAACGCATGAAGGCATAATGCTGTTGTTGCACGGTGCTATGCCTACCGCTGAAGAACTGGCTGGTATCGTTGATACTATATGGGGCGGAGTAAGCCCGCTTCTTGAAGGCGCAATTAACATCACGTCACGACTGATTGCTTGGCTTTTTAGCGTACCGTATCCGTTTGACGAAAGCGGGCGAGAGCCTGGCGAGATAGCTGTCAGCATGATCGAGAAGTATCTTCCGACTGCCGAAGACATCGGTGCTATTCCTGGCGCGCTTTGGAACGGCATACAGAAGGTACTCTCCGGTGCCGAGAACATCACCGGGCTATTGATTGACTGGATCTTTGGAACCCCGGTTTATGCCGATGACGGGACGTCGACACGAGACGGCGACATTATCGCCCGTATCGCTAGCTATATTCCTACGGCCGATGAAGTCGTAGCTGCGTTTAAAGGCGTTCCCGGCGATATTATTGCTGGACTTGAGCAGGCAAAAACCGTAGCCGGCACTGTATGGGATGCAATAGTTGAATTTGTCCTTGGCATTCCGTTAAAGACGGGTGAAGGCGAGGATACCACGGTTGGTGGACTTATTGACCTCATCAAAGAGTCTATTCCTACGGTCGATGATGTTGTTAACGCGGTCAAAGACATTCCAGGCAACATCATGGCTGGATTGGAGCAGGCAAAAACCGTAGCCGGCACTGTATGGGATGCAATAGTTGAATTTGTCCTTGGCATTCCGTTAAAGACGGGTGAAGGCGAGGATACCACGGTTGGTGGACTTATTGACCTCATCAAAGAGTCTATTCCTACG